TCTGTGATAATCGCATCTGTCTTCAGCTCGGCGATCGTTTTAAGAGTAGATAAACTTTGCTCAAAATGATTCATGGTGATTTTACTCTTTTCAAGACTTTAAATATACCAACCGTAACCAAAGTCTATGTGGATAACCTCTCCACAATATCCATCCTCTGGTATTGTGATTATCTCACATATCTTGTCACGGTCAGACTTCATGCAAAAGCTATTGTTGCCTGGGTCGTCGCGGAAGAGTAAAAGGTCATTAGGGGTTATCATATCAAATATGTTATAAATGATGTTACCATCCATGTCTGTAAATATGTTGTCGACCTCATAATACAGAATATAAGTCACATTCTCCATAATAACCCCTTTGACTTTCTTATGATTCAAATTTGCGTACGTCCTGATATATAGGCTGACGCAAAGACCTTTTCTCTATCTTGTCATATATGAGACCATCGACATTGAAGTCGAGGAGGACATTGCGCTCATCACCGTTGATGAAAGCTCTGGCCCTCGGGTTATCTCCGTCAAATATACCGAAGTCAACATAGTCGTTACCCCCGTTGCCTATTACCCAGCCGACTAGTGCGCCAGGGGTGGTGCGTTCGAAGCCTAAGATATCGTATACATCATTGAGGAACAGATGCCCACGAGTCTTAAGCAGGTCATTGGCATAGTTTTGCTGAGCTTTGAGGAACAGACGGTTATAGCCCCATTCCTTGGACCAATTTTGATTTCCTTCGTCGAACCATCTGGCGTACATACTTGGCTGATTAGAGTCATCCTTTTTGACGAATTTGGTCTTCTCAACCATTTTGCCATTCTCGTCCTCCTCGAGGACTTTCTCGGCTCTGAGACCATGACGGAAGGCATAATCGGTATCCTCGCCAAACTCCTCACGGACACGCTGCCTGTAGGCGTTGAACCCCTCTTCTAAGGCCTTATAAGCCGCTATAAGTGCTACGCTTCGCTTCTTCATAATCCCATAGCTGCAGATGATGGAAGCCAGTGAGAAGGCTCCTAAGGTCACAGAAGGGCCATAGAGCTTAAGGAACGACGTGGCTGTCTGAGCATATATGACTGTAATGTCGCGCTTGTACTCCTGAGGCGTATAATCTTCCTCATCATAAGCCTCTCTGGCTTTCTTGGCGTGCTCGAGCTTCTCTCTATGCTGCTTGGTCAGCTGCTCGTATTTAAGGGTTGCGCGGCAGGCAAGGACTCCGCTGGCCACAACGCCAACGACTCCGGTTACTAATAATATCTCAGGGCTTCTCTTTTGCAAAATGAGAGCCCCACGGCCGAAGCCTTTTGTGAGTGCGTTTTTAACAACGGTTAAGTTTAAGTTACTCATTGTGATTTTCCTTTCAAGATTAAATATAAATTAGAAAAAACTAAGAAGAGGGTTCTTCTCCCATTCCACTTTTATTGTGGTCCACGAATCGAACGTGATGAATATCTACCTCTTCATTAATGGGCTTGCATTTTTTGCGAGCGATAAGGCAATAAGTTCGCCGAGGAATAACTCTTCGATGCACACATAATTACATGATAGTCTTTTTGCGCATATACGACATGGCAACTATATTTTACCCGACCACTGCGTCCACCTCGCATCTCGGACAAATAAGACGCCCTTCCGGAACGCCACGTCCGCAGCACACACAGCGGTCTTGCTCCATATACTGCTCATTGCTGAGTAGGACAAAGTTTCTGTCCAAGTCTGCTTCGGTCGGAGGATTTTTGAAGTTGACAGCATGACGAATATCTGTCGTATAATGACAGTGCTCACCAGAGCAAGGATTGCAAGCCTTCCTGTCGCAAATATAAACTATTTTTGTAGCCTTAGTCTGTTTAGAGCAGTCGCATGTCTCACCAGGGTCTAAATTAGCCCCACAAGTAGGGCAGGTATGAAAATATGTTTTCTTAGCCATATGAGTGTCCCTCCCTCTTCTCTCGTGTTTGTACTATGTCCCAGTTTTTGGCGGGGCTGCCATAGTGGATTATGTCATTGCTGTCGCGCACATCGAGAACCTGCACCGGTCCGATTTTGTACTTTGCGATGACTATACCGGTCGTGTCAGTTTTCTTGTGCTTTACTTCGTCCTGATATTCGGGCTCTTTCCAGTAAATATCGCTCATAGACTTTTACCTTACTTTCTCAAAATATCAATGCCAATCTCCTCAGATATTGTGTTACGAGCGTCATCTATGCTCAAATATCCTTGTAGGAAGCTATTGAACATGTCATTTATCTGATTGATAAGGCGAGGGAGCCTCTCTTTACCGAAGCCCCACTTATCTCGCATTACCAATGCAACCGCAGCCGAGTAGCACTTCACGACAAATATAATTGTCTTATTGCGTTCATCCTCTCTGGCCGCCTTAATTGTGTTTTCCAATGATTTTGCAGTCATGTTGAATGTTTTGTCGGCCTTAGCTGACTCTTTAGCTAGGCGACGGGCTTCTATCCGACTCATACTTACTCCAATAACTGCGTCCGTGGCAGATCAAGAATATAACCTCCGCCTCTGGCCCGTTGAGGAGCTACACCATGCAGGTCAGTCCAACCATATTTTCTGTCGGTAAAATTGGACTCCATGTCGCAGAGAGTGTAGTAGTCAGACACACTGACCATGCGGTAGTCGTTGATGAGGTCTTGCATCCTGTCGAGAACCTCGAGAGCGTCGGCCCTAGTGTCAAATATAATCTCCTCAAAGTCCTGACGAAGTCTTGCAGTCCGTGGTCCGTCTCGTCTATCCCTATCTCTAGGGTCACGAATGGACGTTCCGCCGTTGTATCTCCCTCCGTAGCTTGTCCAGGTGCTTCCGGGAATCCGTCCGTATCCTCTTCCGGTCCTTCGGGTGCCAAATAACATCTCGGCACCGCTGCTTATCATATCAACTATCAAGTCCTTAGCCGCCGGTATGAGAATGTCATACAAGACATAGCTACCTACGCTCTTCGAGTCATCCTCCATAAAGGTCTCCGCGAGCTTCTTACAGAATCCTTTCTTCTGTTTTCGGACTCCGCCACTGACGACCTTTTCGACTTTTTTCCCCTCGGGCTTTTTTTCAGGTTGAATATCTTTTTTCGGCTTGATGCTATTGGAGGGGAAGTTCTCAGCTAAAATCTCGCGCTTCTCTTTTTCATCCATGTTTCTTTACCTTCCTTATCTGTCTGCAGGCCGGACAGTGGGTGAAGTCCGCAAGGTTGCGGTCCAGTAACCACTGGGCCTCTGCAGAAGAGTAACTAAATTCTTTCTTGCAGGTTTTGCACTTTTTAGTGATCGTTGCTTCACCCATCTTCTTCTACCTCCTCATCGTTTTTGTTTAACTTGAGAAAGTCTTTTATGGAGGTTACGGTGTCGTCTATCTTACCTTCAGTGTATTTGCTGGCTGCATCCCCGGCTAAGCCCGTGAGAACAAGACTGCCTGCGCCTATGCAAAGCTGAACAATCTTCTTGACATCTGAAGGTGTTGATGCCTTGATAATATTGCCGACTATGGTTCCGACTCCAAAAGAGACGACTAAAGATACACCAGTTTTAAGCAGTTCAATCTTCTTCATGTTATTCCTCCTTAGACCCATATTTTAAAAGAAAATATCTAAGCCCAGATTCGGTTATAGTATTGTTTCCGTTAACCCTGTTAACGAGCCCTCGCTTTTCTAAATATCTGATACTTCCTGATATTTGCTTCCGGTTAAGGCCCGTTTTTGTTTCAAGGTCTCCATACGTGACTGACCCATTATCTGACAAAACTTTGAGAACCCTAAATATATTACCGTTTTTAGCGGTAGACTTTCTTTTAACAACGGGTTCTGTGGCTTGCTCTGTTTTTACGGCATCAGCATATCTATCGGCATGATTGTCTGGGGCATCGTCAATTGGATCCTCTGCGGTAGTATTGTATAATGTACGTAGCTGAGTAAGCAAATCGACTTCCTTTTCAATTCGTTCGATCTCCTTGTAGAGAAACGTTGCTCGGTTGTTTAGCAACTCCAAACGATCATTGAGTTTTACTTTTGTCATAGGCATGGTGAATATAACCCCTTTCAAAAAATATAAAGCCTAGGATTAGACCTCTGCTCGAGGTATCCATGGGACGTTGGTTCTTAACCCAACTCGTCCTAGACTTCATTATAGAATATGTAATTCTTGCGAGTTACCAGTTTTCTCTTGTTACATTAGTATTATTCGGGCCAGCTTCAAAATATAAATGACTCTCGGGTATGGTCTGTACACCCGTATCCCATCTATCATAGGCGTCACACCATTTACCTATAATCTCTATAGCAATCTCATCTGGTTCAGAATATAAATTCGTCTCCATGGCTCTGAACTGTCTCGGATTAACCTGGTTGACAACTGCCGTTACTGTGTTAGGAAATAAATCGCTGCGCACCCGATTCATGACCACACAAAGTACCTTACATACCTCAGCGTAGTTAACCTCCGTATGCTTAGCCGACCACACAAAGTCATATTCACCATCTCCATCCTTACTTGCGTCCCCACACAAGAGTTGGGCAAGCAAATATACTTCGTCATCCGAAAAGTCGTATCGAGGTTCAATGGCCTCTTCTTCGACCGCTACTTCGTAGGGTATAGACTCAGGAAATATAGCTGGAGACGGTGCGACTTTATTCATATTGACATGCTCGATAATAGGCTGTTCCTCCACAACTGCCTCATCTGCTATGGACTCCGTGGGCGGGACTATGCCGACCATAATTAATAGAATGCATAACATAACGCCAAGAACCTTCATTGAATCCATTCTCCTTTGGTTTATTTTTAAGTATGCGCGGTTTGACCATTATCCTCCAATCTTTTGTTTTCGCCGTACAAAGAAAATAAGAAGAAGTAGGCCTAAGCACGTTTTAGTGATTGGCGTTCTCAATATTATTTTACTACTTCTTCATTATAAACCTTGTATTTTTTGCGAAGAAAAAAAGAAGGGTATCAAGTTTTTAACTCAATACCCTTCTTAAGTACCTTATTCAACATCACTGGAATTGTCGCCATAGTCCTCTGTGAAGTCACCCTCGCTCGGGTCTACGTCATTATGGCCTCTTTTTACCAGAACTTTCGCGGCTACTACTAAGCCTGCGACTGCTCCAATTATGATTAAGCCTTTCTTGACGATTCCGCCCTTATTTGATTTAATGCCTTCAATGAAATTACTCATGATGATTCTCCTTTTTTAGTTTAAATATAGGTTTCATTATAGCTTATGTAATTCTCGCGAATTTAGTCAACGATGACAGCCTTGATTGGTTCAAATATAAGCCGTGGGTTAAAATTTATCTCGTATGTATACTTACTAACATCGCTAGAGCTAATATCCTCGCAGATATATGTGATATCACCATTTAAGAAAATAAAGTGCTTATAAGTAGTTCCGTCTGGATTCTCGCCAATAATAGCTAAATCGCCGTCGGCCTCTTTTGTTATGCTAAAGTTACCCTTGGCGACAAATATCATTGTGTCCGTTCTGGTATTGATGGCCGTAAGCTGCCTTGTGATATTAAATGAGTCAGCCTGCAGGGATATGTTACGACTAACAATATCGGCCTGTCGTCGGCAGCCAATGAAGGCGATCATAAATATCATTATTAGAACACATATGATAAGAATGTTTACCGATTTCTTCATTAATACAACCTCCTAATCTTTCATGTTATTCCTCGCCGTACACATCACGACAGATATGCGATCTGGAGTTTTTGCTCTCTTAATCTCGTCGATTGTGTCCTCGCTGTAACCAAGTTGGCGTGCTGCTGTGAGAGCCTCACGCCTTGCAACGCGAAGCTCCATTTCTTTGGTAAGTTTTGTCTCTGGTGAGTAAGACATCTAATTTCACCTCCATATTCTCCCTAATTTTTTATTAACAAGGATTATACGCTCTTGGATATGGAACCCGGGCGAGGTCGGCGATAGAATATAAGGTCTTAATAAGCTTGCCGAGTTTCTCCTTCTCGCCATCCTTCATGGCCGCATAGGCGGTCGGGTCGTGGTAACCTTCAGAGTTTTTATAACCCATTGTCTGTAGCCTCCCTTGTTTGTCTATATGAAATATTTTTTTTGATGATACGTATAACAGTTATTAAGCATCCAATTATCAAGTATATTAAAACATACATTATATATACTTCGGAACCGTCTGATACTCGATGACTAGACATGGCTCGCCCTTCTCTGTCAATGCCGAGCTGAAAGTTATCTCGACTAGACCTCTGTTTGCCTCCCAGCCGAGTAGATCTCCGAGCTTTATCTCGGACAGACCAAGTTCGTAGTAGAAGTCATTTAAAGATATAAAATCTTCTCTCAGAAGAGCATGATTAACCTCATTAATAACTCTACGTACGTACTCTATGTCGGACTTAAAATATCGTCCACTCATACTGTCTTTGCATAGTGTATCGCCTCTGCCTGTAAATATAACATTATGCTCGTCAGGTGGATTGCGTAGAACGTTACTGGAGGTTATCTCGTCTCTGAGCTTGAGCTCCTTGTTCTTACCAATGGTCTCAACCACTTTTTCCTTATATTCGCGGAAGGCAGCCTCTGTGAGGCCATATACGGTCGCCAGAGCAGCGTGACGCTTTTGATTGATACTATTTGAGCCTATGATACAGGCGATTGTGGTGGCACCCATGAGCGCAGATGGAATATATAGCTTCCAGGTGAGTTTAGCTTTCTCGGTCTTTGTTAGGTTCTTATGGACTATTCCTCCTTTATTCAGGTCGATCTCACATGAGTGCTCGTCAATAATCTGAATAGCCTTAGGTGTTGCACGGACTGCAAATATAACTGTCGTAAATAGGCCGCCGACAGCCATACAAGTGAGTATGGTGGGGCTATTTTTTGAGATTAGACCCCATCCTTTTTTTGCTACGTTGGATACCGTGTTTAAGTTCATTGGTTAGTACTCCTCTGCGTTCCATAAATTTGCGTAGTAATACCGCGCATCTTCATACTCTTTCTCTGTGATAATACCGTCTACACGGCCTCTTAAATACAGAGTCGACAGTCTAGAATATCTCCTTGCTGAGTATAACTGCTCGAGTGCTGTGGTTGTGTTTCTGATTTCTGCTGGTGAGTATGCTGCCATTTTGGTTTGCTCCTTTCAAAAATATTATACTACGTTGTAAACATAGCGATTTAAAAAGATAATAGTGTTGGAGTCGAACCAACTAACCATCTCTGGGTATACCGATATACCACTATTATCTTCATTAAACTCCTTGTAATTTCTGCGAGAAAAATAAAAAAGAGTTGTTGGCGAGTGACGAACTGCCTCTTATTCTGATTACGCGGGGACCTTCCTTCTAGTACCTACATTCGCATCACTACGTAATCTTCTCTTCATTAAAGACCTTGTAATTTCTGCGAACAAAAGGAAGAGGATATTAATCCTCTTTTTCTTTAAAAACCCTTTTAATATCGCCCCAGCAATCCACAACGTTGTATAAGCCCGCCGCCCCGGCAAGGACAATCAGAGTTGCAACTCCACCGGCCATACCCGTCCTAATACTTCCTTTGTATTTAAGACCCTGGTACAACCCTACAGATGCCGCTGCCCCCCAAGTCCATGATTGACTCAGCTGTGCTTTTACACCGCCCATAAAAACTGTTCCAATGAATTGTGTTTTCTCAAAAATTGTCATTATATTTTCCTCCTTTTATGTTCTATTAGAGCAGATGTTTTTGATGCGAGAAAAGAGAAGGCCTAAACCTTCTCAGTCTCACAAATAAAATCTTTCGTGTCGTTTAGCACTATACAGACGTAGTCCTTTGGATCAGGACCTTCTCTGAATATGGCATACGGCGCCGAAGTATTTGCATTTAAATCTAAGACTTCTTTGACCTTCTCTAAAGTTATAATCTTATTGGTTGGTTTCCAAGCAATTACATTTCTCTGTTTGTACCAGCCCAAGAGTTTATCATAGTGTTTTCTCGTTATTGCATACACCACGATGGTGCCTGCAACTGAACAAACAACTATAAGTGCTGTCTTGTGTTTCCTACAAAATTCCATAATTTTTTTCATTTGTTAAAACCTCCAATATTTTTATTTCATTAAAGGCTTAGTTTCCTACGCGAGAAAAGGAAAGCCTAAGCTTCCTTTTTTCTTTTCTTTAACACCTTTACTGTTATAAACGTTGCTATGCAAATTACCAATACAGTTGCCCCACCTATAAGCATATATTTATATTTTGTCAGTTCGGCACCAGTAGCCATGTCATTAGCCATACATTCTGATATCACTTTGCGATCCTCGACTGTTAAGGCCGGTCCGTGCAAAGGATCAGAAACTCTTGTTTTTGTAACATAATCTGCTGCTTCTCTGAAATTTTCAATATTTGCCCTTTTTAATGCGGCTTCAATTTTTGTAATGTTCATATTTATTTCCTCCATTTAAATGTTTATTTCATTAAAGTATGTGTATCACTCGCGAGAAAAAGAAAGAGGAGGACTCAAGCCTCCTTCTTTCCTTCGCTTTCATCCTTATCTTTCTCAATTTTAAGTGACATGTGGTCTGCTGTAAAATGAATTTTCACGTTCTCAAGCTTGACGCCCTTTACCTCCGTAGCCTGTTCGCGTGGAATTGTGAATTCCACGTCAACTTTCCTCGCTTCGTAAAGTATGCCTTTCTTAAGTACTGCTGATACTATCATATCTGATAACTTCATAACATTGCCTCCTTAAATATGTTTCATTATAGCTTATGTATTTGTCGCGACCACCGTTTTAACACGTCTCTGTTCGTTCCTCTCTTCCTCAATAACAGCCTTAAGTAGGAGGAGATAATTCATGTGGTCGGTGATTTTTTCCTCCCACATAGCCATACTAAACTGCTCAGTGGACGTCGCCATGTCATAGATGGATACGGAGTGCTTGGCCATCATCCCAGCCAAAGCCTGTCTTGGAGTGAGACCCTGCAGGGCGGCAGCAACTTTGAAATTGTGCAGACGATCCTCTGTAGCATACTCTTTTGCCTTGTTACAAAGAATGTTTGTACATCTTTCTAACTGCTCGCTCACGATTTTGTTGAATTGCTCAATTTTCATTCATAATTCCTCCTATAATTTTTATTCTTCATTAAAAGTCTTATAATTTACGCGAAAAGAAGAGACTGTTTAGTCTCTTACATTTTTTGCCCAATATAACATTCCAGTATTAATTAATTTGTAGATCCATAATGGCAATTTTATAATAAGTCCTATCGGCAGCATTATAACGTAATATACTACAATTATCCATGTTGGTATTTCAGTATTATTTGTTTTTATCTCCCGGCAAACCCTTCTAAAATCGTTAATAAGTATCATATCTATAATCTCCCTTTTATATAATATCTATTAAAAGGATAGTTTTTTACGCGAAGAAAAGAGAAAGTCTAAGCTTTCTCAACGACTCCTGCCTCTGCCTCATACAGAATGCCGTCAATCTTAACTAGACTTCCTTCCTTTAAACTCTGTTTAACCCAGGATTTAAATTTGCCTTGTGCAATAGCTTTCTTGACCTTAGCTTGTGTACCCTTAGCCAGTATACGTATACCTTTTATACCGCCTGCTACTGCAAACGGTAATACAAATATACCTACTGACACTGTATATCCTATAACTATGTCTTTAGCACTATTTTTCATTACATCTATCTCCTTAATTTTTATTAGTTTCTACTATAGGAGATGTTTATTTTGCGAACAAAAAAGGAGCCGAAGCTCCAAATTGTCAATGCGCCCGTAAATATCTTATTAACACCCAAATTAGCCAGAACCCGCCAGTTATTATTGTCATTATTAGATCAAATAATATACTGGGTCTCTTCTTTGTTCCTTTCATATTAATCCTCCTTTCGAATTTATTTCATTAAAGCGTATGTATCCTGCGCGAACATTTACCAAAAAATACCAACCGGGAAAATTTTTAATATGCTTTGTAGAACCGGCGAACAAGAAAAAGAAGGGGCGTGCTGTTACACACGCCCTTTAAGAACAAACCCTAGTGCTTTCGAGGTTATTACTCCAGCTTTCTCATAGCCTAAGATTAAGATTATTCCGAGCAGACTACCGACAACCGTAATTATTGTTTCGGGGCTTACTCCCCTCGATTTCTCGTAGCTCTTGGCCTTGTATAACCTTTCCACATTCTCCGTCATGGTTGAATATAAATCCCTATCATCTTTCTTTGCTCTGTAAAGCTTCTCAAGATGACCGAGTATTTTATCATAACCTTCCGTTCCAGGTTTCTGCCCCGCTAACGATTCTATTGCCTCGTCAATAACGCTGTCAATAGGTCTTTTTTCGTAAAGATCATAATCCGACATACGCATTAAAGCTGTGTCGATCTCCTTCTCAAGACCAGTACGCCTATCTTTTCTTTTTCTAATGTTCATAGCTTACCCCTTCTTTTATGTCTTTAGTTTTTGTATCTTCACTAAAGCACATGTTATTTTTGCGGAAGGTTAGCATTTTTGTCCACCAGAAAACTAACGACTTTGTGATTCTTAATTTCGTCCAAATCCGAGTCAAACTGCAGGCGCCAAATATCTTTTTCGGGGTCGCTACAGTCAATTAGCAGCTTTCCGTCCGTATGTGCCTCAGGAAGGCCCGTTACGATACTTGTCAGTATGGATATAATTGCCGCCACGCCTGATACAGATATGACTGCGACCCAGTCAATCTCCGTCATGGCTGCACCAACCGTTACCATACCAAGAGCTGCCTGGGCAAATGTCCGTACCGCTCTTACTATTGCTGCGATAAAAAAATCCTTGGTGAGTTGAGTCATTATTTAAAACTTCCTTTCTCGACAGGAGGGAGATTAACGATGCGCAGACGGGCATTTACATCCTTCATTGCCCGTTCGGCAGTACCATTACCTCCACTCTTCACATATGGCCCGTATAAATATTTGTTTAGATTTTCGTATTCGTCTTGAGTAATCCAGTCACCACGCTCAAGATAATACATACAGAGTTGTATTATCCTGTCGTGGGCCAAGCCCAAAAGAAGTGCATTGAAGCACTCCTTATTTTCGTTTTTCTTGTCCTTATTTTCGGCTCTCTTCATCATAAAGGCCCAGAAACCAGATGAGGCCATCACAGAACATACTATTGTTATTAAGGTTTGTACAAAATTCATTTAAAATCCTCCTACATTTATATATCTGCTGTAGAATGGAGTCGAACTAGGACACTTCAGTGACACCAAAGATTTGATAGTATAAGTCTGTGGTTTCATTGAAATATAGACACGGTGAAAATGAACCAGCAGTCACCCCGTATGAAAGGTTTCCTGCTGGCATTGGAGGAAGACCTTGAGAGAGGGTTCTACGTATGAATCCTCCCCAAGATATATCATTATCTGCGAACATTGGATATAATCTCTTTGTGGTGGATGTGTCCACCACCGACTGATAAAATAGAAGGCCTCTTAGTGTCATGGATGGGACGTGCACCCATGTCGTCCTAAGTGGGGCAATCTTATCAATATAATAAGGTTCCTTAGATACACCATTAAACATTGGGGCATTATAGTCGTTTGTGCCGGCGCTAAATGTAGGAGTAGCCGCTCCAAATGAGCCATTGTTAAGATTCATGCGTACTGCACAAAAGGGCGTATCCGTGAGAACGACACACTCAGATGTCCCATAAATATGACCGGCATAGAACAGATTTCTATACGGAATTCCGGTGCGTATAGTTGTTAAGGTGTTATTGCTATAGTTCCATCTATACAGATTGCAAGCGTTTTCTGCAGTTCGACAAGTAAACCAGATAAGATTATTGTCCCAATCATCAAATAATATACTTGGATTCCAAGAATATCCCGGCCGAACCCCTGTATCCGTATTTGAGATAGCTCCATTACTCCAGTCTATATTCTGGAATAATATGTTAGCCGATGCAGGGTTCGTGCATACGAGTCTATGGCTTCTGGCGTCTCTATGGATTCTCTGGGACCCATAGCTATAGGAGCCAGGAGTTACATTTCGCCCGTCAACTTGACTAAAATCGTTAACAGCATAACCGAAAACACTGATTCCACCGCTTAATGAATTATTTATTGTGTAGGCGAGTCCATTTCGAACTCCAACGTATTCAATCGGCGTATAAGACGTATCTAAAACTGCCGTTAAACGTTTCCAAGCACCAGTGTCAGCGTTGAACATATCGAGTCCACACCATCCACCGGACTCTCGGAAAGCCAATATCTTATCGTCCAGACATGCGGCCGGATAGACGTTGTTATCATAACCGCTCAAACTCTGGCTCGTGCTTCTTAATAAGGCCATCGTATTAATGTCGTATACTTGCTGCAAACCTTTTTTTATGGCAACAATATACTTCCCATGTATAGGCCAACCCCACATGTCATCTGGAATATACTTCCTCGCAGACTTGTGTACACATATTGGACCGTCCGTGTCTATGCGAGCTTTATACTTCTTACCAGAGTCGAGGTCAAATATCTTACCTATATCGGCGTTCAAAGTATTAATCGTATTTATCTGATTCTGCAGGTCAGTTGTTACTGAAGTTGAAGCCTTGGTGTTTATCTGACTCTGGAGGCTGTCTGTAGTTGTCTTGTTAGCCTTAGCAAGGTCTAAGTTGTTGATTTGCTGCTGTAAGACACCAACGGCGCCCGCCTCACCAAGTTGAGACTTAATATAATTAAACCATTCATCAAACTCGGCCTCAAGAAGAGCAGTTACCCCCTCGACCGTTATGGTCTCTAATACACCACTGATGAATGGGCAATCAGGTGTACCGACAAGGTTTGTAATATCGGTGCCTAGAATTTCATCCACATTGTGAGTGACTGAAATATGTGCAAGTGGGTGCTGGTGAAGGTCTCCGGAGTCAACTAGCGTAGGAGGTACCGGACTCGCCGCTGGTACACCTTTTATAACTTTAATAGTGTTCGCACGGACATTATTTGCAGTATTTACCTCAAGGACAACCGTATCTATCCTATCCAAGGTTAACTCGGACGGCTGGACCGGAAGCGCAAGAGGTGCATCATTGTCCGTCCATGTGTTATTGAACCAAGCACGTCCTGCTCCGACAGAAACAGTCATACCAATTCCAGCCGTAACAACAAGAGAGGTTCCTATGTTGGCAAACACTCCGTCATTAATTATACCCTCGAAGAGCCTCGAGAATTGCATTGCGTTATATTTTCGGTCACCATTGACCGAGTTATAAAATCCAGAAGTTACCATTTATAAACTCCCTCCTTATTATACTCTGCTGAATGTTGGATACACGTCATATCCAGATAAGCTCTGAGATCTAACTAACTCGACGACTCTTGACCGCGCTTCGAGACCGTATTCATTCTCAATCTGCACAATATCGCCCATGAAGAAATCTACGCCGTATTTGTACATCTTAGTGGTCTCAGCCTGACCCTCGAAATATTGAGTACCCATATTCTCATATAGCTTCTCAAGGCCACGCTGAACAAGCTGATTCTCATATTCTTCGTCCGTAAGCTCATCTCCATCAGCTGTTTGAGACAGGTCTCTTGCGTCAGTGTATAACTCACGTCTGTCCATACCAGAGCCGCCACCAGAGTAGTCAGTGGCTATGGCGGTCTTACGGTCAGGACCCTCTCCCTCGCCAGCAACGAGCGTTACTGTCCGTAGCTTTTCGAGGTTTTCAACGTAGTTACTACTGATCAGGTTGTCAAAATTGGGTGAGAAGACCACATAAGGTCTATCAAACTGGTCGTATGACCTATCAACGCCAGAATATAGCTTAAATACCAGTTTATCCATAGCATTGAGAGTCATCTTGAATCCTATACCCCTTGACTCGCAGATGGCGGATATGGTCTCATAGAGGTTGTCGTACGTATACTGTGAGTCAATTGTGAGCGATGTAATGGCTGGGTCATCCGACATCTCAAACTCAATTGTAGATATACGCCTATCCGGGTCTATTGGAGATATAACATTCTCATCAAGGAGTCTCTTGATACCAAGTTGCAGGTTACCAGTCAAGATTGTCTGACTCCAGATGATTCGTCGACTGAGAATATACTCGGCCGAGTGACCACGTACCGTCAAATATGTGCCATTCTCTACGTCCGTATTAATCTCAATGTACTCGACTAGCATGACATGCTCGGAGTCCTTGAAATAAAGGTAATAATCCTGCTGTAAATATAACAAGAGTTCTATGGTCACCTTGGTGTAGATCTCAAAGTCCCCGGCTTTGCTGTATCGATCCGTCCAAATAACAGAGTTAAGGGTATCCAAGACAGCAACAGATTCAAAATTTTTGTTTAACACAACTAGTTCCACTTAGATACCTCCGTAAACCGTCTGGTTTTCAATACGGAATGATAGATGTTCGACTCCAGACTCGGCTGCGTAGGCAAACATGTTCTCTCCAGTCATCAAGTAAAACCAACCAGTATCCTTGTCGAGGCAGTTAACGATATTGTAATAGTCGACTCCACGATGAAGAACAGCAAACTTGTTACCTTTGATAGTGGATATAGTAATCTCGTCACCAGCTATAATAGCTGTACCTATCATGGCAGTCAGTCGACCGGTATCGATCCTGATTGTATCTCGGTTGTCGGTATCGTAGATGGTGATGTTCGACACGTTGCCTGAGGAATTGATTGTAATAGTCACACCAACTTCTTCGTCGCCATCATACATTATGGGTTTGACTGTGTCTGTCCTATATGTGCTAATCACAATGAGGTTTTCTACCAAGGATTCGTTTGAGAATGGAAACTCAAACTCTCCTATGGAGCCAGGGCCAGAGAATACAGTTACTGTCTTATCTTTGGAGTAGAAGAATGGATCTGGGCAGAGGATTGAGATTGTTGTACCCTCTCTTTTGCTAAATATGTCCGGCTCATTAGATTCAACATAGCCGTAAATATCACAAATCCTCTTGTCGGTCTCAAAGGTAAGCATGATGCGCTTCTTGATAGGAAAATATCGATAAGTGAGATGTCTGGTATCTTCGATGGTCGGCTTTGCGATGAATTCAAGAGACATTACAATGTTCCTAGCCGCTACTCGAGCCGAATTATATACGGCACCATCAAAGGTAGCGATTTCAGTCATGTTTATGTCAGCTTTACTTGGTCCAATGCCGTCTATCCTTCGAACCAGGAGCCCGGATTTCTCCGGAGCTCCCAACTCGAGTTTAAGTTCTTCGTTTAGGTGGTTTGTTATAGTAATAGATCTTATCATTAGCCACCCACCAATCCTTTCAATGCTGAGAATTGATTCCTCGTTCCGCGGTAAATATCGAGTCTTGAAACTGGCTTGGGGGAATATATGTTTTGCTCGAAGTTGAATGATGCCCCTGCTATCGGGATCTTAGCCCCAACTGGCGTCGTACCGTCCGCAGCCGAGCTTGCAATGCTCATGGCCCGATCACGGCTAGCCGACACGTTTATGCTTGCGCCTCCAAGTATAGAGTCAATTTTCTTTCCTCCCATTTTGATGTCTGTAAGGTCAAGGACAGGACGTATAGTTGGCTGCATGTCAATGTCGTTGTTGATTGCGTCATGAACTTTGGACATCGCCTCGCGCAACGTACTTAAGGCCGTATCGCCAACATCCTCAGCAGAGTCTGATACGAGTCCAGAGAACTTTGTCAGTCCCTGGGCAAGCCCCTTATCGAGATTCATACCTATGTCAGCGAAGACTGTCGAAGGAGACTTTATGCCGAGGAAGTCTTTAATACCATCTATAGCGCTGCCAACGACCTCTTTGACCGCATCCCAGACTGCTGTGGCCATTTTCTTTATACCCTCGATTAGACCGAGGATAATGTCCTTACCAATCTCGACGAGCTTCGGGCCAAGGTCAAATACAGCTTCGCCTATAGCAGTTATGAGGTTGCCTATAGCATCATATATAGCTTCGTAGTTATTCCGTATGGCGTCAGCCAGGCCGTTAATGAAGTTGATTATGAGTTCGAAGGCCGCATCAATAACATCTCCGTACTTCTCGCCAATTCCCCGTATGAACTCTAACACAATATCAATAGCCGCTTTCACAACATCAGCTATGTTTTTGGCTATACCTTCAAGGAAGCTTGCTAATATCTGCATACCAGCGTCCATGATGTTTGGAAGATTCTCAACTATTGCATCGAGAATATTCTGTATCAAGAAGAATAAAGCATCGACCGCCTTTGGTACAACTGCAATCAAGCAGTCTACTAAAGCCATAAATAACTCCGTTCCAGTCTCAATGAGCTCAGGTATAGAGTTTCGGATGGCTCTTAAAAAGGCGAGTAGACCCTCAGCAACCTTATCAAAGAATAAAGGAATAAGGTCGAGAAGCGACTCAACTATCCTAACTAACGCCGCTGCTCCTACCTCGCCAGACAAGGCCAAGGCTGATATACCCGCTGCGAGCAACACAAGTCCAGCACCTATGCCCGCCATACCTACACCAAGGAGAGCCATTGCCGCTCCAAGCCCAAGTAATACTGGCACGACAGGTGCTAAGATTAGGCCAGCAGCGCCAAATATAGCGAATATCCCAGCTATCTCAAGTAGTCCTTTGCCTATCTCAAGTAGAGACATACTCCCAAACGTCTGTAGCACAGGGGCTAATATAGCCAAAGCTGCAGCAATGACTAATACGGCCGCTGCTCCAGGCAGTGCTCCAGTCATAAACTGCATAGCACCTGCTATGACAATAAGAGAGCCGGCTAAAGCAACCATGCTTATAGCTAACTGCTCCCAGGACATCTCTGCCATGTTGCCTAAAGCCTCTGCAAGGATAAGCAAAGCTGCAGATATGGCCACAAGAGCGACACTTGACCCAAGCATGTTATCTGGCATGAGCGCCATAGCTCCAGCTACTATTGCTAATGCGGCTCCTACTCCTAATAAGCCCTTGCCAAGCTGCTCCCAGGACATCTCGCCGAATCTTGACACAGCTTCGGCCATAATCAACATGGCGGCAGAGAGAATCGTGAGACCAGTGGCAGTGGATATAACTTTCTCTGCTCCACCGGTAAGGTTTAGAAATAGAGCAAGTTCACCAAGAACAATAGCAAGAGAGGCCAAACCCTTGATTAATACAGTGGTGTCAAGCTCGCCGAATCTCTCAACTGCTTCGGCTAAAATAAGAATGGCGGCAGACAAAGCAACCATGCCGACGCTGCTTGAGATGCTTAGTTTGCTCTCTCCAATTAGCTTAACGAAGCCGACTAGCTCGGCCATTAGGACTCCAACTCCCAAGAGACCTTTGCCAAGGCTTGCTATGTCGAGAGCACCAAGCTTCTCGACTGCTTCGGCCAGGACAAGAAGAGCGGCTGAAAATATAACAAAGCTCGTAGCGCCTTTAACCATAGCCCCCTCGTTGTCAGAGAGCGTCTTTGCCGCAATAACAATTGTTGCGGTTAAGGCCCCGATGCCGATGATACCCTTTGTCAGACCGTCCCAGTCAAGGTCGGAGATGTTCTTCATGGCGATCGATAGGATTAAGACCGCCGCAGATAGACCAAGCATTGCTGTGGTTACTTTACCAAGACCGCCTATAGAGTCTTTGCCCATAACGGCTTTCATTCCAGACATAAAGCCGAATAACTCAGCAAATAAGACTGTTATACCGGCAAGGGCGCCCATCAACTTCTCCGAGTCAATGAGTGATAAGGCTACAAGTGAAGCGGCTAATATACCAACTGCGATGGCTATCTTGAGTAGTGTGCCCGCCTTGAGTTGGCTCTGCCAGGCTTCAAGACTCCCTTTGACACCATCAAATATACTTGTGAGGCCATCAAGGAAGCCTCCAGCATTGTCTGTGATGCCTGTTAAAGAGTCTATAAACTTTTTGAACCCAATAGCTATAGCGGCCATTATTCCACCATTGACTATGTCAAATAGGGTATTGTAGTCAGCGTTCCTTATTGCCTCGATTATCTTGTCCCATATCTTCCTAAGGTGTTCGCCGATAGCCTCACCGACTGGAGCAAGAGCGGTGCCGATTTTCTTTACGACATCTTTTATAAATTCGAATGCCTTTCCGAGAGCCTCACCTATCTTAGTAAGTGGCTCAAAACGGGCTTTAACTTTCTCAGAGAAGGTCTCGAGGCCAGACATATCGGCATTTCTCATGTCGTTAAACGCATCCACGATGCCAGTTACGACAGTTTTTATCTTATCGGCAATAGTGACAATAACCTCGACGACCTTGTCAAATATAGTCTTAAATATGCCCGACTGTTTGGCAGCCTCGTCTAAGGCTATTAGCCATTCGCCGATTGCTCCTGTAACGCCGAGTAGTCCTTCTCCAGCAGGAGCAAGTGCCCCGACAAGATCGAAGGCGGCGGTCACAATAGCTCCTATGATTTGGCCTATGATGTCGACGAGAGCAAATATACCTTTGAAGGTATTCTTAAGATTCTCGGCGTTTTCGTCTCCCATTTTGACCGCTTCTGTGACAGTCCTGATCCCCTCGGCAAGAGGTCGCATAGCTTCGCCCGTACGTAGAATAGGTGTCACGTCGCTGGTCTTAAAGATCGTAAAAAAGTCACGAATCTTCTCTGAAATCTCAACAAGCTTCTCGCCTGTGAGTGGAGGGAAGATTTCTCTGAATGCATCTGAGATCGGTTTAAGAATGGAGGCTAGACCCTCAAAGGCGTTCTTTATGCCCTCAATTAAAGCGTCTCTTCCGCCATTCTCGTTCCAAAACTTAAGCATCTCGTTACGAGCGTCTGCAGATGCCCCTGTGAGTTTTCCAAATGCGTCATTAACAGCAGTGAGTAATTCTGCTGCCTGGTCCCTGTCGCCAAGTATGTACTCCCAAGACATTGACCATCCGGACTGTACAGACTCCTTCATAGTGTCTATAAGTTGAGTAACAGTCTTAACCTGGGTAGCAGCTTTGAGTAGTGATTCATCGTCGGCAAACTTCTTCAAAGTCTCAATCAAGACTTCAGAAGTTGCCCATCCATCCTGTAATGATTCTCTGAATGGGACGAACTCATTAACGGTGATACCGAGCTCCTTAGCTGTCTGCTTAAGAGCGTTCTGGAAGAGCTGACCGCCCATACCGGCATTAACAACGGAGTTCCAGTCCTGGAGTTTCAATGTGCCACTTGCAAGGGCCTGAGAAAGCTGATACATTGCGGTAGAAGCTTGTTGGGAGGTTGACCCAGAGCCCGCAGCAAGGTTTGCAATACCCTTTATCGCTATAGCTGAGTCTTCAAGACCTATACCAGCCGCTGTAAACGTACCAATGTTACGTGTCATCTCAGCGAAGTTGTATATGGTCATGTCAGCGTATTCATTCAACTCATTAAGGACCTTATTAACATCTTCAAGAGTTGAGGCTTTGGTCGTCTCGCCGACAGTTAAGGCCTCGAGCTGGGCCTTCTTCTGAATTTCAATGTTCTTAAGAGCAATCTCGTGATAATTCTTAAGGCCGGCAAGTTCCATCTCTTGCTTCTCTTTGAGGGCGTACTTCTCCTCCTCCTGACGCTCTTGCATAAGATCGCGTTCAGTCTCGTACGTCTCCTTCATATACTTAAGGGATATCTCTTTAGTGCTCTTAAGATTCTCTACCTCGAGAGAATATGAGTCGTTCTCCTGTTGGATTTTCTGGTCATACTCCTCTTTGAGGTTCGCCTTAATGAGGTCATATTCCTCATTAACATTATCCTTAGCAAGCTTGAGTTGCTCGATTTGAGCGTCTCTCTCCTTAAGGAGTTGCTCACGAGCAAGTTGGTCTTTATATTCAGCAAGATTCTGTTCGGCATCTAGCCGCGCGTCCTCATCCACAGCCTCAAGAACTTTGTTTTGGAGCTCCTGAAGCTTTAGTTGCTGTTTTGCAAGCTTGATTTGCTCCTCTTCGGCCTTGGTCAAATCGTTGATAGAGTTAATTTCTTCGTCTATAGCCTTAAGCTTATTGTAACGTTCCTCGTCAACAGCCTTAAGCTTGCTCATGTACTCTTCTTCGTAGAGACTGAGCTTTTCTTTATGAGCTTCGTTTAGAAGTTTAGTTTCGGACTCTATGTAGTCTTTTAGAGCGTCCGATTCCTCTTCATATTTATCTTTAAGAACATCAAGTTCTTTCTTGGCATTCTTAGTGTACTCTCTTAATTCTAACTCTTGATTTTTCTTAAAGGATTCAAGAGCTGCATCGTTGGCCCGCTTAGTCGCGGCGGCCGATTCAATGGCAGCCTGATTAATTTCTTTGACGGTCTCTTGATTAACCTTCTTCTGGGTAGATTGGGTGTTGGTCAGTATGGTTGTGATGGCCCCCATCTTTGTCTCATACTCACTGAACCCCGTCTTGATAGGATCAATTGTGAGGGAAGAGACAAGATTCTTACCAAAGTTTATAACATCGTTAGTGAGGTTTTGGATGGTGGTGATGCCTATAACACCCAGAGCCGTAAACTTCTGACCAATGGCTTCTATCCCATCTCCTATACCGGCAAGAGAGAAACTTCGTCCAGTACGTTCCAACTCTTCGAGACCTTTGGTTGCACCATCGAAGTTGAGCCCGTTTTTAAGTTGATCAAGCGATTTGAGGGTTGTTTGCACGCCTTGCTCAAACTGCTTGTTATTAAATTGCATGTCTACTACGCGTTCATCAACACCAGGCATTATTTAGTTACCTCCCTCCATGCTTCGGACGCTATTTTGTCAAATATGGGCTGCAGTGCTGGATTAATATAGTCACGCCCCTCTACAAAGGTCCCACTCGGAGTCGCGTGACCGTATTGTATGACTATTGCTATTGGGACTCCATCTTGAACGTTCGTATTCGTCCAACTAATCCTATACTGTCCATTAGAGCTACTAACCTCATAGCCCCAGGACGATGCTGTTAGCCCAGTATCAACCGGTGTAGCCGAGGCAAGGGCAGCTACGCCCTCCTGGCCGTACTTACGTAATATACCTAAGTAATCGACTTTGGCTGCCTGTTTGAGAAACATTTCAGTGTTCTTAAAGCTGCCCCTATGCCCGACTATTATCATTTCATCACTCCTTTATATGGACGAGTTGTCCGTGCCCGTCTCTTTACACTTCGCCGACTTATCCGGCCAAGTATTATTCTTGGACAGGTTCTCTGTTAATGATTTAAGTAAATATAATGCCGCTGGAACAACGAGTTGGACTATTGCTGCGATGGAAAGACTCTCTGCAATCTGGGTTTTGTCAAGGTAGGCTAAATAATATGAAAACCCAGCCATCAGAGCGCCTATGTATATTAATATAAAGACAATAATCTTACCCGTGTCAAGCTTGTTATTAATCTGCAGCCACCAGGCTATCCATGCCAGTATAACAGCCGCAAACATAGCCCCACATATCATAAGAAAGCTGAGGCCAAACGTGGCTAGTATATAACAGGCTACGAATGCTATGGCTATGCCGATGAGGAGAAGAAATATAAACATCATCAACATGGTCTTAATCGGGCTGCTCATTTGATCTTCTCCACAATCCGGTTGGCGACAAGGCTAAGTTCTTCCCTGGTCACAAAAGACTTAGGCCGGTCTATAAGTCCATCGCCATCGCCATCCTTAAATATGCCGGTCGTAATACTATTCTTACTGGCTTCCACTGCTTCCGGATAGGTGGCAGCCTTAAGACTATTCTGATATGCAGCGAGGCGTTTTGCTATCTCTTCTCCGCTCAAGTCATGTTCCTCCTTTATTATCCAATATGGTAATACTTCTTGCTCCCATTTTGAAAAGTCTGCCTGAGACTTCGCAACGGCAAGACTATTGGGGTCATTGATGTAGATTATTTTGCAGTCGGCGCTTAAGCCATAGGCAAGGATGTAGTGACCTTCGCTTGTCCATAGACCTTTGTGAGCGAGTCCAATCACCATTCGTCCTTGTTTTAGTGCGGCAACAGCCTTATCGAGCCACCATGTGTACTCGCACGGTATTCCATACTCGGCCAACTGCGGAACGAAGTAGGCGTGCTCTGTACCTATAGTTCTATAGTTATGAGCTACGGACCAGGCTGAGGTCTCAACCGGAGTAATTTTTTCATCTCTTAACTCGGCTATAACCATGGCTGCGCACGTAGGGCCACAGGCAGAGCCCCCAATGGTTTGTCTGGGGTTACCAGTGGCTGTGTAAGGAATGTCCTTCCAACGTGGGTCTTTCTGACTATAATATACGGGTTTTAACATAGGGTTGCCTCCCGTCTGTTTTAAGTTAAAGTGTAATAGTTATATGTATTTATATCTGCAGATTTGCTAGGATTGCGTCACACTCTTCCTGAGTAAGATATTTAGGGACCGTCACAAATACGCCATGCCCACTTGTTTCATACGTAGCCTCATTTTCAGTACAAATTATTGGTATAAGATTGAGGACTGCATAGTCGCTTTCCTCGTGTCTGCTTTTTACTTTAAA